GCGATCGATCCGGGCGCGTTCGGCAATCTGCCGGATGGGTCGGCGCTTTCAATCGTCGGCACGGTCCCTGGCGTCAGCCCTACGGCGGTTTCAATCGCGTTGACCGGCGGCACCGATGCCGAAACCGATGACGAACTGCGGCAGCGGATTCTACAGCGCATCCAAAGCCCGCCGATGGGCGGAGCGCAAGCCGACTATGTGGCGTGGGCGCTGGCCGTTCCCGGCGTGACGCGGGCATGGGGCAATGTCGAGCAAGGCGTCGGCACCATGACGGTGCGCTTCATGATGGACGATCTGCGCGCATCCAACGATGGCTATCCCTTGCAGTCCGATGTTCTCGCGGTCGCGAACTACATCGATCAAAAGCGGCCGGTCACCGTCAAGGATTGCTTTGTCGCCGCCCCGATCAAGTATTTCCTGGATCTGACTATTTCCAATCTCAACCCTAATACCAGCGCATGCAAAGCCGAGATCATGGCGCAGTTGGAGGACATGATCTTTCGGCTGGCGGCACCGGGGCAAACCATTTATTCCGCATGGCTTAGCGCCGCGATCATGCAAGCGCCGAGTGTCATCTCATTCGATCTCACGCCGACTAGCGATTTCGTCATGCCGAACATCGGCACGATGGCGCATCTCGGGACTGTGCTATTTCAATGAGTGACCGGCATCTGCGCAGGGCCGGCAGCGACTATCGCAATGCCTTCCTTGAGCTATTGCCGCAGGGCGAAGCGTGGCCGAAACACACGATCGACAGCGTGCTGTGGAAAGCCTGCGACGGCCTGAATAAGTATTGGGGCTTCGTCGATGGCCGCGCCGCTGATCTCTTGGAGATTGAAAGCGACCCGCGGACAACGGTAGAGCTATTGCCGGATTGGGAGCGCAATTTCGGCCTGCCCGATCCGTGCTACACCGCGCCGCAGACCGTGGCGCAACGGCAGATCGCGCTGGTTGCGCGCATGACGCTATGGGGCTCGCAGTCGCGCCAGTGGTACATCGATTTTGCCGCCTTCCTTGGCTATAACATCACCATCTCCGAATATCGGCCATGGATGGTTGGCTTCGATCGCTGCGGCGACGCCCGCATCTATGGCAACGGCACCTATATGCAGGATGCCTGGGGCCGGCCAATTCTCAACCCGATGGGCGTGCCGCTTGCGCAAGGCGAATTGAGCGAGTGGCCGAACTATGGGCTTGGCCCGCCCGAGAACCGCTATTACTGGACGGTTCACGTCGCGGCAAAAAGCCTCGAATGGTTTCGTTGCGCATCCGGCCAGTGCGGCGTCGATCCGCATCTGCGCATTGGCATTCCGGAAGACTTGGAATGTATTCTCGCGCGTTGGAAACCGGCGCACACGCAAATCATCTTCGACTTCACCGGCGTCGAAGGGTCGAGCCTTTACGAAGTCGCGGACACGGCGGCCGGTCTGGGCGGCGTTGTTGGCTTCTTGGCCACCGGCAACGGAGCGGTCACCGAAGCACGGGACACGATGGCGAACACGGGGAGTATTTCGCTTTCCGGCAGCGGTGGCGTGACTGAGGCGCGAGATACGTTGGCTGGCGCGACAAGTGGCGCGCTAATCGCGACCGCTGCCATCACCGAAGCGAGGGACAGCATGGCAAGTTCGGGCACGGGCACGATCTCGACGACGACAATCTTCCAGCCGAGCAATGCGCTCAATCAGGACTACGCCGATCCAAGTGCGCCTACCGGGCTTCCGGCAGTGAAGCTATGGAATCCCGGCACGCCGGGCGGTCCTCCCTACAATCTGTCAACAAAGGACACGCCGACGGATAATTACTATTGGGCGCAATTGGAGCCGTGGAATACGGGAAGCTTGACCAAGGTCAGCGATCCTTCGCAGGTCACGGCGACGAGCAATTATTATACCGACATCATCGTCTATCCATCGACGTTCCCGGCCGCCACCGAAATCAATTGGGCATTCCCGGACATTCAGGCTCCGAACCATGTCTATAGCTATGACAGCGTTTGCTTGGGCTACTACGTGTTTGGGTCCAACCGGCCTCCGAACGAACAGCCGCGCATCCATCCCGCACTGGTGCAGATCAATAGCCTGAGCGTTCTGACATATACGGCCAACATCACGCTAACTGGCCAAACCGACATGACGGACTTCATTTATGATTTCTCGAGCTATCCAACCAACACGATCCAGTCCGGCAACCCGCTGATCCACGAGTTCACGGTCACGCTGCACGATGCCGCCTATATGCAGCAATCGCTCAACGATATGTTTGCGGACGGACGGGCAGTCGTGGTGACGGAGTCCGGGCGAACGTGGGCGATGTACTGCTTCGCCTATCCGCCATCAACGCCGAAGCCGACTGGCCAGCAAATCCTGTTCTCGCGAATCGCCTCTTCGACCGATCACACGATTCAGGACACTCTCAACCACACGATCGACATCAAGGCATTGCTGCAAGCGTGCGTCTCGGCGGGCTGGACGAATGGCAATGGCTGGCTTGTCGGCACGGGTCTTGGACCCGAGCCGGTACAAGGCCGCGGCAAGGCGGTCATCAATTCGATCAGCATCAATTGGAATGGAGTGACCTATCCATGACGATTGGAGCGCGAAATACGCTAACCCTGTCCGGCGCGAGCACCGGCCAGGTTCGTGTGCAAGTGACGCCGAGTGTGTCCGGTCAAGCGACGCATTTCAGCTTCATGGGCATCGGCAAGTGGAATGGGACGGCGAACTTCTCGCACACCACGGCGACACCGATCGAAGTGACGTTCAACAATGGTCAGCATGGCATCAACATCAACGCGGGAGCCGCTCCGGTCTGGTCGGATTGGATCAATGTCTCTGCCCTGACACTCAATGCCGGCGACAAGGTCGTGGTCTGTATCGACGAGGCCGATCCGAGCGGCTACCGAACCTCGATGAACAACACCAATGTTGCCGCGGCCTATTCAACCCCGCCAACCTACAACGACGCCACGGCCGACAATGCGGACTCAACCGGCGCATGGGTCTTCGGCATCTCCGCGATCCAGACGATCAGCGTGGGCGGCGGCGGGGCTGGATTGCAGACCGTCGTCAACAGCGACAACGGAAAATATAACGCCACCACCAACACGCCGCCGGATGGCTGCGGTCGCGCGATTCCGTTCTGGGCCTATGATAATCCTTGGAACAAGGGCAGTCTGGTTCGCGGCACCGACTACACCGAAACCATCACTTGCTATGCCGACAGCTTCCCCGGCAGCACGGCGATTTCGTGGAATTGGCCGAACACCGCACCATCGCTGAACGTGTATTCGTTCGCGGCAGTCTGCTATGGGCAATATGGCGTGACGCTGCCCGTCACCAACATCACGCCGAGCCAGATCAACAGCATCAACACGCTTTCGCTGACTCATGATGTGTCACTCGGCGGCTCGACCGCGCAGTATGGCGTGATCTATAGCGGCGCGCTGACATCGGCGGCCAATGGCGGCACCAATGTTGCGCAGTTTGATTTGCATCTGCACGCACCGTCCTATGTGCAGAGCACGCTGAATGCCTTGACGCCGAAGTACACCTTCAGCGATAGCCAAGGCACCAATTGGTACATCATGGACAGCCCGAGCGATTCCCCGCACAAGATTGTCTTCATTCGGCAAGACATGGCGGACTTGCTGAGCTACACCGTCGATCTCAGGGCGCTGTTCTTGCAGGCCAAGACCAGGGGATTGCTGACCGGCACCGAATATTTCAACGGGCTTGCTCTCGGCGCGACACCGCGGACCCTGAGCGGCACGTTGACGCTCAACACTTTCTCGGCCTCGTATGCGACAGGCGCGACGGGGATCGCGACAATCTTCACGCCGAGCGCTGCACTCAGCTTCACCAACGACGATGCCAATACGTGCGCCCGCAACGTCTGCACGCTGTCTGCGGCAAGCAAGGGCTATATCCGTGTTCGCTTCCAGCCCAACGTTACCAACGTCGTCGCGATTGACTCGACAGCGACGACCGTCAAGGTCGTAAACAATCCGCCCAGTAGCCCGATCACGCAAACGACGCTGACCGCCAGCGCTTCTGCGACGGCCGTTGTCGTCAACGTCTCGATCGGTTGCTGGTCGGGGACGATCGCCGGAAATTCGATTGCCATCTCGAGCGTCACGTGGGGCGCGCAGACAATGACTCAGATTGGCATTGCCACGCTGAGCGATGGCAAGGGTCTGGTTGCCTTCTACGGATTGGTGAATCCGACATCGGGGAATCAAACCGTCTCGGTGAACCTGACGGGCAACTTTGCACCGACCGATGTTCACATCGACGCAATCTCTCTCAAGGGAACGGACATCAGCAGCGTCGCAAATTGCTTCCCGTCGGCCAATGTCCTGACCGACGTTTCGACGGGAGGCCAAGACTACCCATCGAGTTCTTTCGTCGTGACCACGGCGAACGGAGACATGGCCATTGCCGGGGCGCAGCGCGCATCCGGCGCGATGTATCAGACTGCCAACACCGGCACACTGATTCACTTTGCCTCCTATCAGAGCTTGGGCGAACTGGTCTGGGCCTATGGAGCGGCGACCGGATCATCCTTCGCCATTCAATTCCACGCCTCTGGCGGCGGCAATCCCGCAGCCGGTGTTGCCTTCAGGGTCGTAAAGGGGGCCGATCTCGCCACCGACTTCACGCATATGAGCATCGGCAAATGGAATGGGACGGCAAACCGTGCCGACACCACGGCAACGCCGATTGAGGTGACGTTCAACAATGGCGGTCATGGCTTGAGTGCTGCGGCCGGATCGGCAAGCGCCTGGTCGGATTGGATCAACGTGTCGAGCCTGTCCTTGGCCGCAGGCGACAGGCTGGTCGTCATCATCGATAACGGTTCGGTCGGCGGCTACTATTCATCGAACAGCAATTCCAACTGCTATGCCTGCTTTGCGACCTTCCCCGGCTGGGCCACTGCCGGGGGCTCGACCGACAGTGTCGGCACCTATTGTCTCGGCATCGCTGAAATCCAGACTGCATCCAGCCCGTAGGGGAACACCAAAATGCAATACAATCAGCCATTCGGCATCAGTGATCCGAATGCCGGTTATATCAACGGCAATCCCTCGACGGGTACGCAGGGATCGATCCCGCCGGCCGCCTCGATCGAATATCCGCAGCGCGAGATCGCCAATCTCATTACTGATTGCACGCTGTCGCCGACCAACTCGAATCTGCATCAGCTTGGGCTCGCGGTGCAGACCCAGCGTGTCAACTATGCGACTGACACCGGCACCGCCGATGCCATGACGATTTCGCTTTCGCCGCCGCCGACGCAGTACACCACCGGAATGCCGATCCATGTGCGCAAGGGCGGTTCGCCGAACGCCACATCGGCACCGACGATCAACGTCAATGGCTTGGGTTCGAGGACGCTGATTCACTTCGACGGCACCGCGCTGGCCGGCGCCGAGTTGGCGGCGGGTACGTTGTTCTGTGCGATGTATGACGGCACCGCATTTCGGCTGACCACGCCATCGACGAGCAGCGGCGGCTCTGGCGTCAATGACTTCTACGGCGTCGACACCGGATCGGCCGACGCGATGGTCTCGACAATCGCGGGCCACACCGCCTATTTCACCGGCAGCCGTTACTGGATCACCAAGGCAGCGTTTGCCAACGCGACCGCAACGCCATCGCTCAATATCAATGGGCTTGGCGCCAAGCCGATCGTGCGTCATGACAATACGTCGGTTGAAGCGGCCGAGTTTCCGGCAAGCTGCATGATCCTGTTCGAGTACGACGGCTCAAGCTTCCGCGTGCTCTCGACCAGCCGGCCATCCAGCAAGACCGAGGCCGAAGCCGGCACCTCGCTCGACACCTTTATTTCACCGCTGACGCTGTTTCAACGGCGCGTGCCGTTCTTCTCCGCAACCGGATCGGTATCGCAAGGCATTCCGGTTGGCGTCGATACCAAGGTGAACAATCTGACGAACGTGACTGGCACCATGCTCAACAGCGGCAGCACCTTCGGCAGTTCGCAGTTCACTTGCGGGACCAAGGATGCGGGCGTGTGGATGTTCATGGGTTATGCGGCCATTGTCCTGCTTTCCAATTCAAGCGCAGGCAAGGACTTCCGCGGCGCGATCGCCAGGAACGGATCAACCAGCGCGTTCCAATCCACCTATATCAGTGAAAGCTCGACCTATGGCTTGGTGATCACCGCGCCGATGATCGTCAATGCAGGTGACGTGATCACCTTGAGCGTTTTCCAGAGTACCGACACCACGCGCAATATTGGCTCAACACAGTTGGTCGGATGGCGCATTAACGGATCAGTGTGAGGAACAATGACAGAAATCATTCTAGCGATCGACGATGTCCCGGCGGTGATGACGCAGTTGCCGGCGGAATTACGCAACGGCAATTGCGGTATCATCTATGAGGATGGCAGACTTGTCGTGCTCGATCCCAATGTGGCCGCGACCGTCAGGAAGGCCGCCGATAATCTCGATAAGGGCCGGCGGCAATATCTCAAGGGCCACGCGTCACGCGTGCGCAAGCAGCGCCTTGCGGATGGCATCGTCAACGTCAATGGCGATAATTATCGCACCGACAATGAGACGCGCTCCCATCTCGTGATGACGCTGATGGCGGCCGAACGCAATCCAAGTAAGAAATTCTTCTTTGAGTCGATCGATGGTCCGGTGGAGCTTAGCGCCCTTGATTTGGAGAAGGTGCTCGAGGCGGTCACCAATTTCGTCGAAAAGTGTCATGCGGTCGAGGCCACGCTGAGCAAGCGGATCGATCAGGGCGGCGCGAGCAGCAAGGACATCGAAGCGGCGGCATGGCCGCGGAGTTGAGATTGCATGGCTATCGTCAACATCACGGCAGAGAACGACGCCGATTTCTATCGGAGCTTCGTCTATCAGACGACCGATGCCGTTCCCGTGCCTATCAATCTGACCGGCAACACGATGCGCATGGGCGTGCGGCATCGCGCGTCCGATGCCGAAGAGGACTTGCTGTTGACGACCGAGAATGGCGGCCTGACGATCACCGATGCCGTCAATGGCCGTTTCACGCTCTGGATCACCAACGAGCAATTGCTTCAGCTTGATCTCACGACCTTTGACCATTCCCTGATCCGGATCAGGCCGGACGGATTGCGCCTGCGCGTCTGGTCGGGCACGCTGACTGTGAACGCGGGGGCGAGCCGGTGACTGACGTTATCATTGCGACCGACGATCCTGTCGTGATCGCCGCCGAAGCTTTCGACGACAACGTCGTGGTGATGGAAGATATCGCGCTCGAGATGATCGAGGTGGTGTTGGGCGAACCGGGTCCGCCGGGACCACCAGGACCGCAAGGCATTCAAGGCGACATCGGGCCAGTGGGGCCAGCGGGGCCGACCGGATCGCAAGGGCCGACCGGGCCTGCGGGCGGTGGAGCGCCGACCAACTCGCCAGCCTTCACCGGCAATCCGACCGCGCCGACGCCGGCCGTTGACGATAACGACACCTCGATCGCGACGACGGCGTTTGTGATTGGTCAGGCGAGCGCAGCGGGCGATGGCACGCCGGCGGCCGACGGCACGGCGGCGCGCGGCACGTCGATCCATTGGGCGCGGGCGGACCATGTCCATCCCTTCTCGGCGGCAACCCAAGCGCAGCAGGAAGCGGCGACCAGCACGACCGTTGGCTTTACGCCGCAAAACGCGGTCTATCATCCGCTCATGCCGAAGGCGTGGGCTTATGTCTCACAAGCGTCCGGCACCTATACGCTGCGGCAATCGTCGGGGATTGCTTCGATCAGCAAAGTGACCACGGGCCAGATTACGGTGAATCTGTCGACAGCGTTCGCCTCGACCACGGCGTTTGGCACACTCGCGTTTATGAATGAGACCATCAGCGGCACTCAGATCAGCGAAAGCCTGACCGTGCGGACAACGTCGAGTGTGAAGATCGATATCAGGGATTGTGTCACGCCGTTCGCGAACCACGACTGCGGTTTCATGGTCGCATTTTTCGGAGACCTCCCTTAGTTAGGACACGGAAGGCAGTTCGGTGTCCTAGTTAGCCAAGTTTTCAATCCTCGAATGAATCCCGAAATTCCGGCAGCAAAAAAAGTCCGCGAGCTGCAAGTTTTTCAATCCTCGAAGTTCCTCCCGAGACTGGCCCCGCTTCGGCGGGGCCATTTTTTTGTGCGCAAAAAAGCCTGCGGCAAAGTCAAGGATTGAAAAAGTAAAAACTAGTTTTACTTTTTTGCCCATCCCCCCCCCGAAATGAAATGAGCCTGCCGGTGGGTTCAGGTCCGGCAGGCCAAGGGGTTGGGGTTCGGGCGTGTGACGGCCCGCACTCACTTTTATCCATTTGTCGCAGGTTTACAAGCGGCTCGCTGCGGCGTATTCATTTGGATCAAGAAAAGTGAGCGTGTGAACGGACATTGAACGCGGCGCGAGCCGCGCGTTGCACGTCGCTGATCTCCAACACACAAGGAGTCGCGCGTGCCAAAGACCTTTCCCATCCGACTGGAAGTCGAAGAGTTCGCCCTTGGCGCCGTGTTGCGTCGGCTGCACGAAATGCAGGGCATTGCCAAACTCGATCTCGATCTCGGCACCGGCGGCAGCAAGCCTGCCACGAAGGGCAACGGCCATGGCGCGCAGGAACAGGTCGTCGCCGCGCTGATGGACGGGCCGAAGCACCGCGACGAACTTAGCCAGATCGTCGGCGGTTCAAGGACTCGCATCTATGGCGCGCTTCATTTGCTCAAGGGCAAGCGCAGGATCAAAGCGCTTGGTCGCGGCACCTACGGGCTGACGGCCAAACCGCTGGCCCTCCCGGCGCCGGTCATGGCCAAGCGCGGGCCGAAAGGCCGCGTCATCAAGAACGAATCGCAGCGCGCGCTTGCG